TTCGGGATTGGCGAGAACCGTTGTCACCAGCCAGACGATGGCCTTGCCGAGTCCGAAAATGATATCAATGGCCGGTCCCGCGACGGTAGTAAAGAGCGTCCAGGCCCCCGCGAAGGCCACCACTGCGGCGGTGCCTGCCGTGATATTCACGATCAATTCCTTAGTCGGCTCGGGCAGCTTCATGATGTAGTCGAACAACGCCGCCAGCGGGGTGAGCGCGATCTGAATTTCCTGCCCGAGTTTCGCCAGAGCGGGTGCGAAACCCTCTGGCCCCAGGACTTGCTTAGTGGCGTAATCGAAGGCGTCGCCCAGGGTCTTCATGTAGAACGCGAAGTCTTTGATGCGCGCCCCCGCGCCTCCGGTCTTCTGCTCCATCGAACCGAGGATGGCGCGCAGCGCCTCGGCGGGGTCCAGCACGCCCTCTTTGATGTATTTTTGGACCTCTTGAATGGTTACGGTGGTGCCGCCGAGTTGCTTGCTGATGGCATCTTGCAGCGCCTTGCCGGTGGAAACGGCCTGCTGCGGAAGAAGTCGCATCAGGTCCATCGCCCCGATAAATTCCTTATTCATCACGCGGCCAAAAATACTCACGATGGAATTCACGTTCTCGATGGACCCGCCCATCGCGGCCACTTGGTCGCCGATGATCTTGAGCGTGGGTGCAATGTCCCGCGCCTGCACTCTGAACCCGGCCAGCCTGCGTCCGGTTTCCTCCAGATCCTTCATGCGGAAGGGACTCTGCGCGGCCACGGCGCGAATCTCCTGAAAGACCTTGGTGGCTTCCCCGGCGCTCCCGGTGAAGGCTTCCATCATGGTCTGCGCGCGTCCGAGTTCGCTCCCGACCTGAATCACGCTGGTAACCAGCCGGCCGATTCCCAGGCCCGCCAGGGCGGCGGTGATTTGCCCGAAAGCGGAGACCGTCTGCTGGATCGAAATATTCAGACCGCCGAGCGCGGCACTGGCCTGTTTGCTGCTTTGCTGCGCCACCGTGCCGGTCTGCGCGATGGCGTTATTGAGGGCGTTGACATTCTGTTGCGCGGCCTGGCTGTTGAAGGTGACCTGAAGGTAGATGTTATTCGCCGCCATGTTAACCGCGCCTCCGCTGGAACGCGGGCCGCTCGCTGGACTTCCGCATCTGCTCCTCGTGATAGCGGTTGCGCTCCTCGGTCAAGAGCCGCAGCCATAAAAACTCCGCGTACGTGATCTCCGAGCGGCTAATCGCAACCCCCGCTTGCAAGGCAAAATCCAGGTCGATTGCCGCCCCGACGACCCCTCCTTTGGGCGACTCCAGATAGGCGTCGAGGCGCGAAACCGGGCATTCCTCGCACGGCTCGGCGTTGCCGCCCTGCGTGCTCTCCATCAGGACATAGGGACACTCCCCCGCCCCCGGGCACAGTTCGGCGCGCCGGAACATGCGGTGAAAAATGAAACGCGGCGACGGCTCGTCGGGCCAACCGCCGCCCGCTAAAAATTTCCCTCGTCATATTTGGGCGCGGCCTCTTGCTGCAAAGCGGTGATGACGTTGCGGATAGCCACGTCTTTGTGAATATTGGGCACCGCCCCCACGTAGCCCTCGACACGCCCGGAGCACTGGTCCCAGAGATTCGCGCTGGCTTCCAGGCTCGGGCGAAACTGCTGCAAGTTGTAGGGCAGGCTGATCAGTTGCGTGGCGTTTTCGAGTTTCCGCACCTGATCCATCGAGGGAATACGCAAGGTATGAGTGACCGGGCCGGTGGCCGTCTCCAGCTTCACTTCGGCGTCGTCGGCGTGCAATTCAACCCCCAGGATGTTGCAGGTAGAAATCGTGCTGACAATGAAGTTGGCCTCGGCGGGCGTGAGCGGCGGCGCGCCGTTCAGCTTGATGGCCTCGTAGAGTTGCGGATCGGCGGCAGAGTCGTCAAGCTCGGTGGTGTGCGCGCCGCGCCCCATCTGCCGTTGCAGAATCCGCCGCCGCTTGCGGTGCAGGAACCATTCTTCGTCCGTCGGCCAGCGCACGGTGATATCGGTCTTGCCGGTCGCCAAGCGCAGCGGAATTGTGTAAGTCGTATTGGTATCGAACATAAAGATCAAAGCCCGAGCAGACCGTTCTGCGTGGTGGTCGCGGCCAGCGAGACGATGGGCGTCACCCCATCGGTCGGGGAAAGCGCGGTCACCCCGCACTGCACGGTCACGATATTGTTGTCATCGCCATTGACCACGCTCTGCATCCGGGTGCGCGGCAGCGTGATCGAGAAATTGTGGTAGAAGGCCCCGCTGATGAGCGCGCCTTTCACGCTGAAGACGGCCGAGCCTTCGGTGCCGCTAATCAGGTTGTTGAATTCGATGCTGCCCTTCTGGGCGCGCGCCACGAAATTGAGAGTCATCTCGCGGATGCCGTACTCCATGCGCCCGCGCACCGCATAGCCGTTCTGCACGCCCGAGCCGGGATACAGGCCGGTGTCCAGCCGAACGTTGTTGTTCCAACGGAATTCGAGCGAGATGAAACTGTCCGCAGCCACGTAGTCGATGCCGTTGATGGTGATGGACGCGCCCGCCGCATTCAGGAAATGCTCGGCGGTCACGGCAGGCAAGGGCGTCAGGCCGGGACTCTGCACCCGCCCGCTTCCCGGCAGCGTGGTAGCCACCCGGCAATTGGCGCGGCCAGGGCCGCTCGATAAAGTGAGCGTCCAATCGCCCACCACGCAGCCGATCAGCGCCCGGTCGATCACCGAATTCGGCTCGGCGCGGATCAGTTCATCGAAGGTGAAACACGGCAGATTGATGCAGTCTACTGCCGGATTGTTCGGCACTGCCGTGTAGGTCCAGCCGGTGCCCGCGGCCACCTTGGTCGCCTTCCCGGTGGTGAAACAGAACAGCCACGCCATGAACTCGCTGGAGACGTATTTCTCCAGGGCCAGCGAGGCGTCCTGATAGCTCGGGAAAACCTGCGAGGGAAATTCGTTGCCTTTGCCGATATCGAGGGCGTTGGTTTCGTTGACCGGGTTTACCACGGCCAGCGCCGGGTTGACTTTGGTCAGACTCCACAGATCGGTGGGCGCGTTGGGAGTGGCTACATCGGCCTGCGGAACCATACCGAAGGCGACGAGCGTCTCCTGGACGTTAGCGGGGCACGAGAGCGTGGTTCGCGTCCCGGGGGTGCCGGGCGGCAGAGGCGGTGCCGGGGCGGCGGGGTTCTCTATGGTTGCGGGAGGTGCGGACATTTTTGTTTAGTCTCCAGTTTTCATGGGTTCGGCCAATCGCCGGTTTCGAGCGTGGAGGTCTGGATCACGCCATAATCCACGCCTTCGGTATCGGTGGCCCGCGTGATATCTACAATCGTCGTGGGCAATAACCCCGGCAGAATCGGACAATTGCGCCAGACCATGCCGTCGCCGGGAACGGGCACGCCTGCCATGATTTCGTCGATCAGCGTCAGATCGGATTTGCCGCCCAGGGCGCGCACGCAAATTTCCACGCGGTGATCCCACTTGCTCATGTCGGCCTCGCGCAGGGTGCTGCCGCGCCAGATCACCAGGATCTGCCCGGGCTGCATCTGGTAAATCGCCATCTCGACGGAATTGCGCGTCGGGCTTGAGTCGATGTAGCCCACGATGGGATCGGTTGCCGCCAGATCGGCCACCAGTTCCGGTATCGCCGAAAGCGTGGAAACCATCGCGTTGATGAGATCGGCGAGGCGAATCATACATGCTCAATGTCCCGGCACCCCGGAGTTCAAATCGGGCGGCTTGCGGTTGGTGTTGCCGAGCGGAATCCACGCCTGATTGAGCCACTGCCCGAACTGCGCCTGCGATTCGGCGAAGACCACTTCGCTATCGCTCACCGCAAAGCCGATCATCTGGTCGTAGCTGTTGGCGCGCATGGCCTTCTGGCGCTCCAGGCGCGTCGTGTTCTCGGCGCGGATCACGCCGTTGGCGGCTTTGCGAAGCGTGAAATTGGCCAGCGTCGCCCCGGTCATTGCCATGTCGCGGTAGGGCCGCTTGTGGGTGTACTGCTGTTTCAGAATGGCGTAGCGCACGGACAGCTTCAGGGCCGGTTGCCCCGAGGCGTTGAAATGCCTTCCCCACCGCGCCTTTTGCTCGGCCACCATCTTTTCTCCGATGGCCTTGAGTTGCGGATCGGCGAGGTTCGGGCCGCGAATCCGCCCGGTCTGCACCACCTGAATCTGGACGCCGGTCGAGGTGGGGCTGTAGATCGTGGTGGGCCGCGGTGCCGCCATCAGGGAGTCGCTCCAGACTCTTGCAGCACCACGATGGAATAGCCCACCGAGAGCGCCGAGAGCCGTGTTACTAGGTAGGTCGTGCCATTGGACTGCACTGTGTCGCCGAGCGCGGGCGGCGCGGGCAAGTCCGAATTCTGTACGTCGATATGCGAGTAGCGCCCGGGCGAAACGTCCTCGTCGCTGGCCCCATCCTTCCAGAGCACGCTGATGGTCACCGCCTGCGCCGCGTCGCCCTGCGGCAGATAGGTCACCTGCGAGCCGAAAGTGGCGATCTGCGCGGGCCAGAACATCCCAGGGAGGTAGGAACCGATAAAAGGATTCGTCGCCATTGGTTTTCACCCGGGCGCGTTTTAAACCGCCGCCGCGCGTTTGCGCAGCCGCGTCAGTCCCAACAGGGCCGACCCCAGAAGGATCAGAGTCGCCGGTTCCGCCACCGGTTGGGCGGTCATGTCGATGGTGAGATTTACATTGCCTGCGCCGGTCGCAGTGATCTCGTAGAGCGCTTCGAGAGAGTACGGCCCGCCCGCCGAAAGTCCTACGCCATTCGATTGCGCCCCGATGTGCGTGAAACTGAAGGTGTCCAGCAAGGTGCCGAGCGGCGGCGCCACGCCGTTACTCGGATCGAGGAACGTGGCCAGAGTGACCCCGGAGATAGCGCCCTGTTCCAGATTGTCGGTCAGGCCGCTGGTCACGCGCACTAGCCCGGCCGGGGAAGTGATGCCGGTTTCCGTGATCCAGATAAACAGCGTTCCCGGCCCGCTCGCGCTCACCGCAATCGTGGACGTGTCCAGTTGCCCGCTCGGCAGAGGCGGCGTGCCTACAGCCGAGGCCGCGATGGTGAACGAATCGGCCACTCCGCAGCATACGGTGGGCGGAAGAATCAGCGGACTCGTGCCCGAGGCCAGAAGCGTGAAAGTGGGCGGGAAGGTCGGCGACTCTCCCGCGTTGATGAAGATGGAATTGGCGTTTGCACCGGCAGACATCAAGGCAACTGCCAGCGCGATAAGAGTGAATCGTTTCATCCGTTTTTTCCTCCTGACAACTACAAATCGAAAACTTACGCCCACGCCCCTGAACCCCCAGATTCAGAGGCGCGACGGGCGCTTTCCGCTTGGCACGCGGACCTATAGGACCTTGGCGCACAGTGACGCATTGGGCCGGAAGGGCACCATGATGGGCGCGCTTTGCAGCATCACATACCGCACGCTCGGGTCGTACTGAATCCAACTCTTCACGTAGTAGGGGACCGGTTGCAGGCCGATTTCTTCGTCGCGGATCGCGCCGTATGCCTGGACGCCTTCGAGAGCCGGCGAAGTCATCAGCAGGGTGCCAGCGGGCAGGATGGGTTTCTCGATGCCGTCGGCCGGATCGACGTACCAGCCGCTATAGACCCAGATATTGAAACCTTCGAGGTTGCCCATCTGCACGCCGCCCTCGGTCACCTGCGCCATCGGCATGACGCTCGGCAGATCGGTGTACTTGCGGAAGATGTTGAGCACGCTGGTAACGCCCGCGTCGGCGCGGAAAATCTTCCACACATCCACGGTCATAATCACGTCGTTGGGGAAAACGCCGGTATCCTCCAAAACGATCTGCGCCCAGTCTTGCAGGTTATTGAGAATCGGCGGCGTGGCGGTGCTCCAGAGCGGACTGGCCACGAAGGTGTGACTGGCGGCGCGCTGGAAATCGACCACGGTAGTGGGATATTTGTCGCCGGTAATAGTGCTCTTGCCGGTCGCCAGAACCTCGCCGCACATCACCTCAAAGCGGCGTCTGAGCATGTTCAACTGGTCCTGCATATCGAAGGCGATGAGAGCGCGCAGCCGGTCGGCGGGTGCCATCGTGCCGCCGATCTGCTCGCCGGGATAACGCTTCAAGGGCCGGTTCATATCGAAGACCCGTTTGTCTTTGATATAAGCCGGGGTGAAGGTGTTGGTGACAAATCCCTGCGATGCCACAATCTGCCCTTCGACGAGCGGCGACACGAAGGGCGCGATGCGGCGTTTGCCCTGGATTACATCGAAGTGGATCTGCTCGCTGGTCTCGGCCTGCGTGATGCCGAAAAAGCGGTCCAGCAGAAACTGCGGGTTCCCCAGGAGGCTCTGGAGCACGGCAGTCAATACGTCCGTACTGAATACATCAGCCATAGTGGCTTCTCTCCCATTTGTGCAACTGGGGGGTGTCCAGAGATCATGCGACCCGCCGTCCGTGCCAAAGGCGGCGAGCCGCGCCTTATGCCTCCGCTACGACTTATGCGGCGGCGAGTTCGGTTCCTTGTGCGGCGGTGTTGCCGGTTTGCTTGGAACGTCGGCGGTGGTGTGTTGTTTGACGAAATCCTGGCGTTCCTTGGCCTGCGCCTGTTGCAGTTCCGACAGGTCTTTGGCCTGTTCCGCGGCGAGTTCGGCCAGCGCGGCTCTTTGCTTCTCGTGCAGAGCGGTGGCCTCTTCGCTGGTCTTCTGGCGCGCCGCGTCCTCGGGAGTCGGCTTGGTCTCGCCGAATGCGGCAATGGCCCAGGCCGGTGTCCCGCCGTGCGGCGTCTCCGGTTCCATGAGCGGCGGTTGGAAAGCCGCGATGGCGGCTTTCAGCGCCTCCACCTCCTCGCGCGAGGCTGCGGCCAGTTCCTTGCCCGAGAGTGACTGCGGCAGCGGGCCTCCGGTCGCGGGCAGCTTCATGGCGGGCACCAGGATGCCGCTACGCTGCAACACAGTCAGCACGTATATTCCGTACTGCCGCAACTGCGCCACATCGAGCGCCGCGCCCTGGCTGGTGAAGGTCATGGCGGTGTCGATGAATTTGCCCTGCGAATAGACCAGGCCGACTACCTGCCCGCCTGTCGTGTCGATGTCCTGCGCCAGAATGAACCGCGCCTGCGCGCCGGTTACTACCGTGGTCAGAATCGTGGAGTTGGTTACCGGAACGCCCGGAGCGGGTCCGCAAAGCACGGTGCCGCGCAACAGGACGCCGAGGGCGCCCGCGATGTTGGCGCTCTGCGAGATGGTGTCGTCTGCCAGAAGCGGGTCGAAAGTGTAGGTATTCGAGTAGAAACTCGCCCTGCTGATAGGGAAGGTCGGGGGTGTTGCCATTTTTAGTGCGTCTCCTTTTCTTGCGGACTACTGGATTGCCCGCTTGCGGTCTTTAGGCACGAAGGACAGAATTCTCTGCGCCTCTGCGGCCGGGGAGTCGTCGACGGTCTGATCGCCGCCCGCTCCCACCTGCGGGTTATTAATTTCGCTCATGCGGGCTTCGAGCGCGTTGACCTTCGGCGGCGGTGCCGGGGCGGGCGCGACCGCAAGCAAACGCTTGGCGGCATCGACGGTATGGTTGGTTTCGAGAGCCAGCGTGCGGGCCAACTCTTCGCGGCCCTTGGCTTCCTCGCACGTTAAAATCGCAGCGATTCGCTGCCGGTCTTCAGTTGGCGTAAGCAAGTTCGTCTCTCCTTCTGGAATCGAGCTATCGTCGGGTTCCTGCTCGGTTCCTTCCGACTCATCGGTTTGGTCGCCGCAATGGCAGTCCGCAGGGTCGGTCCCGGGCGGGCATGTGCAATCGGCCTCATCGTTGAGGGCACCTTGCGTTTCGGTGTCCTCTTCCAACTCTTCCTCGTCGAAGGGCGCGGCCAGCTTCACTCTGGCCCCAGTAGCCACGCGCAGCGCGGGCACGTCCTTGACGCGGTGTATGAGATTGTCGTCGCCGCTCTCTAAAAGGCCCTCCAGGGAACCGAGCGAATCGGCCATGCCAGCGGCCACGGCAGACCTCGCGGGAAGTGTTGCGCCTCGACCGAAGTCGCTTGCTACCCGTTCTTCGCTGGTCCCCCGGAACTTTGCCACCTGGGCGATGAATACCTGCGCCAGGGCGTCTACCATCTGCTGGAGTTGCATTTGCCCTTCGTCGGTGGCCGGGTCCGTGCGCTTCAGCGGACTCTGCGAGGAAATCACCTCGTAGGTCTTGACCCCCCGCCGCGCGTCGGCATCGCGCTCGTCGGTCACGGTGGCCAGAACCCCAATCGAGCCAAGCTGCGCCGTTTCGTCGGCCACGATGCGGCCGGCTGCACTCGCCAGCCAGTAAGCCCCGCTCGCCGCCAGCCCGTCGACGTAGGCGGTTACCGGCTTGACGCCGTTGGCGGCGCGGATCATATTCGCCAGTTCGTTCACGCCGTCCACCTGCCCTCCTGGGGAATTGATGGCCAGCACGATATTTTTCACGGTCGGCTCGTCCAGGGCGGCGTGCAGATCGAGCGCGGTCTCCTGGACGCTAGTCCCGCCGAGCAGCCACGTCCAGATCGAGCGGTAACGAAACAAGGGACCGCGGATATTGACCACGGCGGTGGCTCCGTACTGTTCGGCGTCGCTTTCATCGTCGACGGGCACCCCGGCGCGCGCGGCCACGGCTTGCATCGCCGCCGAACCGCGGCGTTTGAGCAAGGCCGTCAAGGCGCGCGGCGTGATGGCCCAGGGCCGGTCGTCGGCGAAGGCATTCCAGACTGCCGCCTCGGCCGCAAACTGGTGCAGCGCCTCGGCGGTGGTGTCGAGCGTCACAGTGATTAAATTGGCGTCCGTACCGGCACCTCCTCCGGTTCCGCCGGGAAGCCCACCGGCTTGGTCGGCGGCGGCGGTTCCTGCCACAGTCCCGCTTCCTGCAAGCGGGTTTTCTCGATCTGCCGCTGGTCGATTACGTCGTTGTAATCTAATCCCTGCTCGGCGCATTCTGCCTCCAACGTCGAGATGCCGGTCGCAAGTCGCACCTGCGCGGCCTCGGCTTCTTTCACCGGGTCGATCCAGCCCCTGCCAGGACCGATCCATTTGGCGCGCGTGTACAACGCGCGCTTTTCGTAAAAGTCCGGGGCGTCGATCAAACCGGCATTCACGGCCTCTTCGAACCAGAGGTCGTACACCGGCTGCGCCCAGTAGGTGGTGAGCCACGCGCGGCGCGTGGTGAAGTATCGCCAGCTTTCGAGCAACGCCGCCCGGGCGCTCGAATAGTTGGTCTTGGAGTAGTCCTTCATGACCTGCTCGTAGGGCAGTCCCATCGAGAGGCCGATCTGGCGCAACACGAATTCGCTGAACGCGGCGAACTGCGGGGCGGGCCGCGCCGGAGCGAAGGGCGTCATCTTATCGCCCGGGTACAGGGGAATGAAGGTTCCGCCCTCCAGTTGCACGCGGTACTCGTTCTTGCTGGCCAGATAGGCGTTGGGGTCGCCGCCTACCATCTCGCTCAAGGTCGCCGGATCGAGCGGGGTTTCGATGATGCCCGCCACCAGGGCGTTGACGATGGCCGATTGCAACTCGGCGCGCTGGTAGCTGTCGATCATTCGGAACTGTTCGAGGACCGGCGTGAGAATCGGCTTGCCGCGCGTCTGGTCCACGCGGTCCGGCGTGTAGATGTGGAGGACCCGCTTGCGGCCCCAGTCGGTCTCGGCCGGAATGCACTCCCACTCCCCGGCGATTCCGCCGATGGCTGGAAAGAACATCCCCGGCCAAGTGGAAATCTTGCGGATATGGTAGGCCACCGGGCGACCGTAATTGTCCATCTGCACGCCGCCGCGCAGGCACAGAGTTGGCGTCATGTTGCCGGGATTGCTCAGGCGGTCGGGGTCCACTAATTGCAGGCAGGTGCTGAATCGCGACTGCTGCGGGCGCTCGATCCACAAGGGCAGCGCCAGGGCCTCGCCGTTTTGCAGCACCGAGCGGAACACCAGGGTGGTCAGACCGGTAAAGGTGAGCTTATTGGCCACGTCGATAGAGGTCGTATCCGCCCAGGTTTTCCAGAGGCTTTCCACATCGCGCCCCCACGCCTCGGCCCACACCGGATCTTTGCCGAGCGCGCGGTAGTCGGGCCAGCAGGAAAGCCGCAATTGCGTGCCGATGACGTTATCGAGGACGGTCTGAAACGCCCCCGCCGCCACACCGGTATTCCGGTCCAGGTCGCGCGAGCGGGCCACCAGCGTGCCCATGTCGCTCAACAGTTCCGAGTCGGCCGCGGCGCGGATCGGCAGCCAGTTGGAAAGCTGTTTGCGAATCCAGGATGCCCCGGTGTACGGCGTGTCGCGGTAGCCGTAGGTGCCGTAACCGTAGCCGGTGCCGTAGTTCCAGCCGCCGCCGTCGGCGGAATCGGCCCGCAGCCGCGGGTGGAACAGGCGCGCCAGAAACCCTGGCTTCTTGCGTAGCTGCAACTGCGCGAAGTGCGGCGGCAGCGGCGGGCGCTCGGCGGGTTGTTGCGGTTTCGGCGGCGTCATTTGAAACGACCGTTCCACATGATAGGGGTCCTACGGCCACGAATAAAAGCTGAACGGGCGGCGCACTGCGCTGGTCGTGGTGCCATCCGGCGAACCCGTTGCAATCACGGTATTTAGGTAGTCGATCAAGCGCTGTAAATCGGCCGCGTTGGTCCCGCAGTAGGTCACCCGCCCAAGCTGCGGGGTTTCGACCCCCGAGGGAAGCTGTCCGGTGAGCAGATTGAAATACGCCTGCTGCGCCTGCGCCAGCCAGATTTGCGCCTGAGCGACGGTGATATTTTTCGGGAAGGCGATTTTGACGTTTCTGCCCATAGGCAGCGAAAGCGGTCGGCCATTCGGTGTCATTCGAGGAAACCCTCCTTTGCTGGCATAGGTTTGAATTGCGGCATGGGGGTTTGCGACCCCCGGAAGCCGCCGCGCGGCACACGCCCGGTCCCGGCCCCGGCTCGCAGCGCCGCCTCGATCTCGTTCCAGCGGCTTTCGAGCCAAGTGTCGATGCGCAGCGTCGCCGCCGCCGCCCGGGCATAGATCCGGCAGTCCAGCGCCTCGTTGCGGTCGCGCCGCTTTTCCCATCGCGTGGTGGTGCGGCCCGCTAGTGTGTGCGTAATCAACTGCTCGGCGCAAAGCTGGTCGAAGAACTCTTTGCCGTAGGCCGGGAAGTGGCAGTAGCCGGTGGGCCACGCTTCGCCGGCTGAAAGGTCGGGCGCGGATAAGCGCAGCGAGCGGTACAGTTCCTCTTTGCCGATGGAACTATTCACCGGCCAGAGGCGCACCCCGGCGCGCAGCATCCGGCCGCCCGGGGTCATGTCGATCAGCGTCGGCGCGCCGACGAAGGCCGAAATGTGGGTCTGCGTTTCGCCCTTGACCGCCATCACGCTCTGCCCGCCCATCCTGCGAACCCACTCATAAACGCGCAGGGTGTTGAAACCGGAATCGACGGCCATTTTGCGGATGCGCAGCGTCCCGCCGTAGAAACTCGGGAACTCCTCGTCCAGCAAGTCGGCCAGTTTGGCCCAAACGGCCGGCTGGTTGGTGTTGCCTTCCAGCACCCGGTAATCGACGCTCCAGGACTGCCGGTCGCGGCCCCAGGCGACAATCTCCACCTCGATGCGGTTCACCTGAATATCGACACCCGCCGTCAGTACCAAACCGCCCTCGGGAACTTCCCCGATGGGATACATCTCGCGCCGTTCGAATAGCCGGTCTACATCCGGCACCTCGCCCTGGTCGGCCCACGGCAGACCGAGCACGGTGTTGTAGAAGGCTTGCAGCTTCTCGGGCGACGCCTCGCTCTTGTCGCGGGCGCGGGCGATCTGCGTCCAAGAGAGCCAGCCGACTGGAGAGTAATAGCTGTTGAGGTGATAACCCCGGGTAATACCGTCGCCGGTAGCCGTCGAGCGCCACTCCCCGCGGTCGAGCATTTCGGTCTTCTCGTGGTCGAAGATTTCCTTATCGCACTCCTGGCAGCGGTAGGACCCCTGGTGTGGGGCGGTGTCGCTCCAGCCGAGCCGCTCGGGCAGGAACGTGATGAAGGCCCCGCACCGCGGGCACGGCACGAAATAGAAATTCTGGTCGCTCTGACCGAAAAACGTCTCGATCCGGCTGCGGCCCGCGATGGTCGGCGTACTGGCAATGAGGATTTTGCGACGCCGGAAATTGCTGGTGCGCGCGATGGCCAGATCGCAGGGTTCGCCCTCGCGGTCGACGCTCGCCGGATAAGCGTCCACCTCGTCCAGAAACAGGTAGCGCGCCGCCATGCTGCGCAACCCCTTGGCGGAATTCGCCCCGGCCAGCACCAGGATGCCGCCCAGAAACTCTTTCGCCAGAATGGTGTTGCCGCTGTCCCGCTCTTTGTGCGAGCGCACCAAGCTGCTCAGAACCGGCGAGTCTTCGATCAACGGGCCGATGCGCTGTTTCGAGTTGCGCTTGGCCATCGTCTCGGTCGGCTGCACCACCAACATCGGCCCAGGCGCAAGATGGATCACGTAGCCGATCCAGTTGTTACCGCTTTCCGTCGCGCCGACCTGCGAACCCTTCATGAATACGACCCGCTCCCACGGCGAATCCGGCATCAGCGAGTCCATGATGTCGCGCAGGAACGGGGTGCGGCTGGTGCGCCACAGACCCGGCTCGGGCGAGGAGCGAGTGGTGAGGATGCGGTATTGGTCGGCCCACTCGCTGATCTTCAGTTTCGGGTCGGGCTTCGCGCCCAGGCGGCAGGCGCGCCGGGTGATCTGTTCGGCCTCGGCCAGACCCGGCAGCGAAGCGTGCAGCACCATCGAGGGCGTCATACTTCCAGCTTTCCGTCCGCGAAGGCCGCGAAAACGTTGGTGAGTTCGGACTCCAGCATTTCCTGACAGCGGCCCACGTTGCTCTCGCCGGCCAGAAGTGCGGCAATGCGCGACGGGATGTTGAAGCACGCTTCGCGCAGCGTGCGGAACTCATTAAAGCGCGCCGATTCCACATCGGCGGTCGGCGTAAGGTGTTTCGCCCGTTCCTCGTAACGCAGTTTCTTGAGCAACGCCTCGTAAATCTGACTGCCCGCGCGCGCCTTGGCATAGGCCGTGCTTTTGGTTTCCGTGGGCAGCGGGATCTCGGGTGACGGAATCTCGGGCAGCGCGTGGCCGTTTTCCGCCGCGAAGACCTCCGCCAGGGTCTTGCCGCCGCTGCGGTTGTTGTGGCCCTTCTCGTGGTGGGTCGTGTCGGCGAATTCCTGCATGGCCGATTCCAGGTCGAACAGCTTGTCGGGCCGCTGCGTGATGCGCCCGGCCTGCACCGCCAGCCGGATGGCCATGCGGTTGCGCTTCAGGGCGTGGGCCAGGGCGATTTCAGTGACCAGCGGCACGGCTCATTCTAAACCACAAAATAGCCGTTTGTCACGGTCTAAGTGACGGATAGCAAAGGATTTAACTGTTGCGGTATTGTTGCGGTGTTGCGGGAATATTGCTGCGGTGAATGCTAAAAAATTGCCCGCCCGAGTGCATCACGACGGGGGCGGGCAAATTAAAGTGTGGAACGGCAAACAAAACAAAAGCTAACAGAGCTATCCTACCATGCTCTAGACAATCAACCCGGAGAGTGCCCAAAGCGCCAGGCCGAGCGCCGTGAAATTCCACGGCTTCATCCTCCAGGTGGAAACCTCGAAGGTCGCCAGCAAGAAAAACACAATGGCCAGAACGATCAGAACGGCGTGGATATTCAGCATCACAGTTCCTCCCGGCTGGCCGCAACCAGCCTCTCGAACACTTGAACGCAGGAAGCGCACGTATCGGCCGGCAGAGCGCGCACCCGTTCGCGCGGCGTCGGCTGAAACATCGTGGCCCCGCAGAAAGCGTGCCAGCGGGCGTCGAACAATTCGAGGTGGCGCACATTGTCCTGATAGCGCACCCGCAAATCGAGTGCACCTGATTCCCAGGTTTGCAGGAATCGCCGCTGGTGCAGCAACAGGCCCTGGTAGCTGCGCTCGGCCCGGCAGTCGGCGCAAACCAGCTTAACCTCCCGGCCGCAGGTGTTACAGATCACGCCCTCCAGCATAAGCGAAGTGGAGGGCCAATTGAAGTGGAGGGCTTTGAAGTGGAAGCCTCTTGAAGTGGAGGGCGGGCACTCGTGGGTGCGGGGCGGTCGGCGAACCGCGTCAGTGGCGCGACGGCAACCTGACCGGGTTGGCAGGTTCCGGGTTCGAGCACCAGAGTGGGCGCCACCGGTTGGCGCGGTCTTTAACGCGCCGAGTTGAGCCTATGCCTATGCCTACGCCTATGCCTACGCCTATGCCTACGCCTATGCCTACGCCTATGCCTATGCCTATGCCTATGCCTATGCCTGCCGCCCCTGGGACAGCCCCCTGCCGCCCCTGCGACAGCCTGCCGCCCCTGCCGCCCTGCCTTGCCGCCCCTGCCGCCCCTGCCGCCCTGCCTGCCGCCCCTGCCGCCCTGCCTGCCGCCCCTGGGACAGCCCTGCCGCCCCTGGGACAGCCCTGCCGCCTTTGGGACAGCCCTG